CCTACTTCAGGATAGAATACAGCAACCAACTTTGGCAACACTATTATAGCAAAGACTGCAGATAATGCAATAAGTCTTCTTGTCCATGCAAAGTGTTTATCATTCTTTCCTGCGTTACGTGCTTCTGCTGCAAAGCTTGCATTAGCATTTGCACGTTCCATGAGCATCTTATTCTGCTCTTGTCTCATCTTCATGCTCTGCCCCCATATGGACATCACCCCACCTAGTACGGTAGAGCCAAGCATTGTTATTAATTCTAAGGGGAGTCCAAACATTATAATTCACCGCTTTCTAAATAGTTTGCCTCTCGTTGTCTCCTCCTGTCAAATAATGGATTTTTATCATTGAAATCTCTTAGGTTATCCCTTGCAGCTTCCCAATCTCCACCAGTTGTTTGATCCCAATAATTATAGTCAAACATTTGAGTTCCATGTTGATAAAAAGTAGCAGCTACAGTAGTAGCTTTATTAGTTGGTAAGTCTTCAAACTTAACGTCAGAATCTTTATCCCATTGATCTTTAAGAGTTTTTAATTCTTTTTCTTTTACATACCTATCAAGCTCTGCTATTTCTGCATCACTTAATGTAAGAGGTTTAGTAGCAAGAATATTTATTGCTGCTTGTTTCTTCTTACCCAAATATGGTTTTAGTTTTTCTACTATACCATCATCAAGATCTTTAAAATATGCTTCGTTTTTACTGCCTAAGTCTACGCCAGTACCTATTGTAACCCCAGACTGGTCTATTGCTACCCCATCTTGTTGAGGTACATATGCTTCGTTTATTGCAGCACCTTCTAGTTCTCCAATAAAATCAAAATCTACATTGTCTGCAGTAAAAGTTTCTGCTGCTTCTGTTGCATCTGTTGGTTCAGATACAGTTGGAGCGTCAGGTATTAGTTTTATTTTTTGTCCTGCAAGTATGGTGTCGCCAGATTTATCTTCTAGGTTATTAATCTGTACCAGTTTTGCTACAGTTGTACCGTAAGCCTTGGCGATCTCAGATAGTGTGTCACCCTTTTTTACGGTGTACGTACTATCTGGTTCACCTAGTCCTGCCTTTTTAGGACCAGTAGTAAGTGTGTTTATTAGTGATTCTACTGGGGGATCTTCGGGGTCACCTGTTGATCCTTGATTAGGTCCATACGACATGATACCTGGTTTTGTAGGTGACGCTGTAGATACTGGTGTATCTCTACTGTCATTGCCTGACATTATACCAGCTAGAGAAAATGGATATGTATTCTGAGGTAGTCTTCTTTGCTCTCTGCCTCTAGGATCTTTATAGTCTATGCCCATACTTGTGCCAAAGTTTGCACCTACGTTCATACCTACTTCATCATAGCCACCTGTTTCAGGAGGTAAAGTTGTTACTGATATAGGAGTTGGCTCTGGTATTTTAAACTCTGGTCTGCCATAGACTTGAATTGGTATGACTGCTGGCTTCTCTTTCTCAGGCTTAGTATTAAAGTTAGGTATAAAGTCTAGTATAGTTTGAACAAAAGCTGTATCTATTTTCTCAGACAGTGGACGATTATCTTTCATTGCATTGGCACGTTCATTCGGACCCTCTACTATAGAGTCACCTCTTCCGCTACCAACTTTAGGAGAACCTAGACCAGTTGATCTATTCTGCTTATTTTGCTTTGCTGCTGCAGCTTGTCTCTTTTTGCTGCGTCCATACTGTGCGTAGGATTGATAAATACTTCGAGGATCGTATGTCATGTTAGTACCTTTAGAATATGAGATCGACTGCTTTGGATGTGAGCTTGCCAACGAAGCTACCAGCAGCAGTTTCAAGAAGCTTAGAGCCTTTACCGTCAGCATTAATTTTTGCGATTGCGACATTGTTTGCTTGTTCCCTGCTATTCTCGCCAGACTGCCAAGCCCATGCTAACAGATCACGTTCACGTTGTACAGTGTTATTATACGCTGTCATTGTTAAATTATTTGCAGCCATAGCAGCATCACGGTTTGCCTGATTGTTTGCTGCATTCTCTGCTGTAGTAATGCTCTGCGCCCACTGAGCGTTAGCCTGTGCTATGACTAAAGAGTTTTGAGCATTAAACTGGTCACGTGCATTTTCTTGTGCAGTGTTAAACTGTTCCAGCGCATTTGTTTCACCTGCATTGAAACGAGCCATAGCGTTTCCTTGCTCTGTGTTAAACTGGGAAACCTGTGTAGCCATGCTTGCAAAGAACTGATTAGTTTGGTTCTCTGATGTAGCATTGAATTGTTTGGCAGCGTTGGCAGCAGCAGTGTCACTCAAAATGGCATTTACTTGTTCTTGTGCCTTAAACATACTTACTTGTTGCTCATTACTTAAATTTTGCATATCCATTTGTAAGAATGAATTAGCATTTTGCATTGCAGCTTTTTGTCTATTATCTAAGTTAGCCATGTCCATCTGTGACATAGTAGCAGCATCAGCCATAACTTTAGCTTGTCTGTTTGACAGGTTGGCTAAGTCCACAGTTTGAGCCATCTTAGCATTTTCTAACGCTACCTGTTGTTCTGCACTAAAGTTAATGTTGGCTATCTCTGATATACGTGCAGCGTTCTTGACCTTGGCTTGAAACTTCTGATCAAAGTCCATGCCCATAAACTTAGCACGTTGCTCTGCTTTCATCATAGCCATTTGCTGTTTATTAGATGCGTCCATCTGAGCGATGGGTAATGCTGACTCCATAGCAGCTTGTACAACAGCCATACCTGCCATACTAGATGCACCAACTCCACGTGCCATCATAGCTGCGTTGGCTGCTCTCATAGCACCTGCTGCCCATGAAGGTGTCTTGCCACCTTGAAAGTCTTGCATCAAATCATCTAGTTCATCTTTTACAGATGCAGCTTCTACTTGACCAGTACCAAATGTTGCATCTACCTGAGATTGATCTACTGTAGAACCACCTCCACCTGCACCACCAGATATTAATTCATCTTGTTGTACTTGCATAGGGGCAGGAGCCTGTACCTGCTGTGCGCCTTGCTGTTGTGCAGCTTGTAAGCCTAGAGAGGATGCTTGTGCAGGATTTGCTTGTGCAGCTTGTACCTGTGCTTGCTTACCAACCTGACCTTGTGCTGCTGCTGCAGTCTGTACCTGTGCAGCTACGGCTGGCTGACCTTGTGCAGCTTGCATTTGTGCTGCAGGTGTAGCTGCTGGGGCTTGCGCTGCTGCTGCTGGTGCTGCTGCTGCAGGTGTAGCTGCTGCTGCTGGTGCAGCTTGACCTGCTCCTGCTGCTACTTGTGCTGCGGTTCCACCAGTATTTGCTACAGTTGCAGCTTTTGATGCAACCTTTGTAGGATCTTGACCTATCTGCTTGGTTAATGCAGAACCGCTTGGCATACCACCTGTGTTCATAGAACCCATTGGCTTACCTTCAACCATCTGCCTAGCCGCCATTGTATATTTACCCATCTTGGCTGCTGCTGCAGGGTTAGCTGCTAAGAATTGATTTATAGACTTCTGATCATTTGGTCCATTGTAGCCCAAAGCTGGAAGTATTTTCTTTTCCATTGTTTCAGGTTTAAATCCTGCAAATTTCTTAGCCATTTTTTATTTCCCTATTTGCATCCACAGTGATGCGGCAATGAATGTTATTACTGCTACGGTTGACATTTTTACAATAGTAGACCATACACCTCTTCTTGTATCACGCCATGTTTCTAGTAAGTTACGCATCTCAATTATATCTTTACGTGCAGCGTCATCGTGTAATCCTACTTCACGCAACGCTGCTGTAGCACCACGCTTGGCTGCACGATCTAGCATATCTTCTAATTCTTCTGGTGTGATGCTAGACATAATTAGATAAATCCTGATTTGTTACGTCGTGTTCTGTTACTGTAAAATCTTCTGCTATTTCAAAATACTTAGTAACATTATTCCATTGCGCCCAATACGTTCTTAATAGCACTACTTTGTTAACAGTGTCAACTTCTGATATTTCAGTAAAGTTGTCTCCATCATGAACTGAAAATACATTATATAAAGTATCAGAATTACCTAGTGCATTTATTTCTGCATCTGTTAAAGAGTCACCTAAATCTCTAACTATAACATTTCCAGTGGACAGTGTTATTGTTCTAGGATGTAGCATAGGTTTTACAACACACCAAGATGTAGGTTTATTGTCTAACGTATTTTTCATTTCTGTAACTGCTGCTTCCACAGCAGGAACATCATCATATATTGTTTGAGCGTAAGAGTAGTGAGGCATTATGTTGATCCATAAATTGTACCGTTATTAGTAAGAGTGACACTGGTTCCTGCTATAGCTGCTCCTCCAGAAGCACCAGAATAAGCTCCATTTTGACCAGAGCCGCCAGAAGCTCCCCAGCCGCCGCCTCCACCTGAGTTTGTACCAGAACCACTCTGACCTGCGTTTCCTCCTGAACCGCCATTACTGCTGAATGGGTATACCATTTGCCCACCTGACATATAACCTCCAGCACCACCTACACCCGGTAGTATACGTCCACCGCCGCCACCGCCAGCATTACTGGTTGACTGACCTCCACCGCCGCCACCTGCACCGCCGCCAGCACCTGGATACTGGATATTATTAGTTTGTCTATGTCTACTGTCTGCACCTGAAGCATTCAAAGCACCGCCAGCACCGCCTAGACCAATGTATCCCACACCACCACGACCACCGCCAGCACCACCGCCGCCTCCTGCGTGATGATCAGTATCAGTGTAGGATCTACCACCACCTCCACCGCCACCAGCAATGTAAGCACCAGAGCTATTTGTAATAGTTACACCTGAAGAAGTTACGTTAATTGCAGTACCACCAGAAAGGGCTGGATTAACATTATTGCCAGAGTATGTGTACTCACCACCTTGACCACCGCAACCTATAATTTTACCTTCATTTATAATAGTACAAGGTATGTCTACTGTCATGGCTGGAGTGGTTCTACTATCTGACCATATCCACAAAGTAGAAGGTACTCTTAGTGTACCGCCTGAAGATATATAATTTGATACTGTAATTTTAGATAATTGATCTTGACCATTAACTTGAGTCAAGTTTAAATCTCCAAGACTTACTTCAGCACTAGCACCGTAATATTCGCTAAATGCATTTTCTGCACCATCAGCTTTATCTATTAAACTTCTGATATCTGCATCATTTATTGAAGCTTCGGCTGTAGAGTCAGTAGTACTCCCTGCTTCATCATGTATGTTTTGTAGACTTATTTGCCCAGATGTTTGAAGAGCCATAGTTTACCTATTATGTAATTGATGTATCGTAAGCTGTTACGTTATCTCTAAATTCTACAGCACCGCCTGTTGCTAATCGCATAACGACTGTATTGTTGTGTAGGATTTTTAGATAAGTAGATGTAGCTTCTATTTTCCAGTTATCCTGCAGGTCAATCGCATTAGCTGCAATCTCTCCGTTAGCATTATAAGCTACAACTTTATTTGCAGTGATAGTACCTGCAGTAACTGAGTCTAGTAAGTTTAACTCTGTTGTTGAAACAGTTAAACCAGATATCTTATTTAGTTCTGTAGCTGTTGCTGTAACACCGTCTAAAATATTTAGCTCTGCTGTTGTTGCTGTAACACCATCGAGTACGTTTAGTTCAGCAGCAGTTGCTGTAACACCTGTAAGATCTGTTGGAGCTATATTAATGTCAGCAGTGCCATCAAAACTTTGACCTGCTATATTACGTGCAGTTTCTAAAGCTGTTGCTGTTGATGCATTTCCTGTCAAGTCACCTGTTATAGCACCTGTAACTGTACAGGCTCCACCAATAACCACATCGCCTGTAGTGGTAATAGCATCTATGTATCCATGTGACCAGTATCTAGCTGAATCACCTAGTGTGTACGTGCTGTCTGCGTTTGGTCTAAAATGAGAGTTTACAGTTCCATTAACTGTGATTGTATCTGAAAGAGCATCACCAAGTACAGTGTTACCGTTTGAGTTTAGTGCAGTAGATACGTTTACCGTACTTAGTGCGCTAGTACCAGTAGAAGTAACATCACCTGTCACATCTCCTGTCACATTTCCTGTAACATCACCTGTCACATTCCCTGTGACGTTACCTGTTACATTACCAGTAAGATCTCCTGTAACACCGCCACTAGCAGTAACCGCACCTGCCATTGTAGTTACACCAGTTACATCCAGTGTACCTGCAATCGCTGTATTACCTGACGCAGAAGCTACAGTAAATTTGTTTGTGTTAATGTCAAAATCACCGTCAATACCTGCAGCACCTGTTACATCTAGTGTAGATGATAAAGTAGAAGCTCCTGTAACAGCTAACGTAGAACCTAGAGTTGTAGCATCATTTGCAGCAAGTGTCGTAAATGCACCTGTAGATGCCGTAGTTGCACCAATAGTTGTACCATCAATAGCACCAGCTTCGATGTCTACAGTTTCAATATCTGCAGTACCTTCAATATATAAATTGTTCCAACCTATTGAAGCTGTGCCTAAATTTCTAGTGTTTGCTTGTGGTTTTAAATCGCTGTTAATTAAGCCGTTTACAACTATTGTATCTGCTGTTGCATCACCCAAAGTAACGTTAGCATTCATTACAACGTTGCCTGAGACTGTAAGCTCATCTCCTATTGTAGCATCTGTATCAACAGTAAGAGCATTACACTGTACTGTACCGCCAAAGAATGCATTATCAAACTTTTGACCAGACTTACCAATGTCTAAACTTGTAGATCCTGTTTTAGGAAAGAATGCATTTGAGTCAAACTCATAATCTGCAGACGGTCCTATCTTTTCAATAGGTGCGCCACCACCAGCAGTACCATCGTGGTTGTGTCCTGTTGAAGCGTTGAAAGCAGACTCAATCTGATTGTATTCAGCGTTGAAGTCATCTGCGCTGATCACACCACCTGTGACAATTTGTGCTGCTCGTTGACGTGTATAACCTGTTGCCATAACTATTGCCTATCGTTTTGTCTATATTCAAATATTGCTGTGTCCAATGTAAAAGGTGGACGTGTTGATGTGTCAGTGACACGCATGGAAAATGTTTTACAAGATCCTATTAGTAGTTTTGGGTAAACCTTTGGTAAAGCACCACCAAAAGTAGCTGTTCCAAATACAGCACTGGGTGAACCAAATAAGAACACTGCAGCCGCACCTGAACCACCAGCAGTTGAAACGTTTATAGTTGGTGGTTGTATTATACCTTTATCATTACTGGAATCAAAGTCATATTCTAAGTTGACATTCAAATCCATTTGACCTGTAGGCTCTATGTAAAGAACCATTCTATACAGTGTCTTTCTGCTTTGTGGGTCTGTTATTGGCATAAAGGGAGACTGATATATAGCCTCTATGTTTTCACCATCAAAGCCATTGGTGCTTTCCATTCGGTAAACGTAGCCATCATTGTTAGCAAAACAAATAGTCTCTTCACC